CATTCTTAGGATTAGGTAATAATCCCATTGCTTTTAATTGTTTCTCTGTCCATATTTCAAAACCCCAGCCTCTATCCGCTGCATAGTTTTGTGCTGCAGCCCATTTATTCATATTTTTTACATAAGTTAAACCTTCTGTAATATATTTTTTAGTTCTTTTTCCATTAAAATCAGGAGGAGAAGTTTCTTTCTCTGGTTTGATTTCAACTAATACGGTTTTATTATTTTTATATGTTATTTTAAGATCCATAAAATAACGATGATACTTTTTATCTACTTCATAAAAGTATGGGATGACAACTTCTTCAGAACTCCAAGATTTTACTTGAGTAGATGTATCACACCAATTAAATACTTTTGCTTCCCAAAGCGATCTAAATACAACTTCGTTAGCGTCACCTTTATATTTGGATCTGTTTTTGACTTTATAACGACCAGAATATGCCATAATTACCTTATAAATACTCTCAAGTATTTTATATTTATTTAAGGAAAAAACATGCCACCTAAAGATTACTACGAAAATAGAGTCAGCATGAGACCTAAAGCTAGAGGTAATACTCTTGGTAATATGATAGGTTCAGTGTTCAAAGGCTTAGCTGGTTCGCCTTTTACTAGAGGAGAAACCGCAGACCAGGAATTACGATTTCCTTTAGAAGATACACAAGATTATGGTGGGTTTATTACATTTACCGCCAAACAAGAAACGCCTAAACCATTAGGTAAACAAATGATAAATCTTTTTACTGATGATGATAACGCTATAGATATTTTTAACGAATCAAAAAGAGCAGCAAGGGCAGAAGAATTTAGAGCAAAAGAAGCTTCTGGTCAAAATTCTGGTATTAAAGGCATAAGCGAACAAATTTCTACTGCTAAACGTGATGATAGATCACCACTTCCTGATTATATTGGATCTGGTAGAACGTGTAGACTTTATTTACCAAATGCATTACAATTTCAAGATACAGTATCTTATACAAATATTGAATTAGGAGTATTAGGCGCAGTGGCAGAAAGAGCTATGTCTTCGGGAATGACTGGTAAAGAAATGCTTGCTGCCGTAGGTGGAAATATAAAAGAAACATTTGAATCTTTGGGTACAGCATTTAGAAATGGTATGGAATCTGAAGCAGCACAGATAGCTGCATTAAGATTATCTAGAAGATTAAATACTGAAATAGCCGGAGCAATTAGTACCCAAACAGGAGTTGCTTTGAATCCGAATCGTAGATCAATGTTAAATGGACCTAATTTAAGATCTTTTAGATTTCAATTTAAAATGATACCTACATCACCAGACGAAGCAAGATCTATAAAAAGTATTATTCAATTTTTTAGAGAAGAAATGTATCCTGAGGCTACAGATAATTTAGGTGTATCTGCAGCATTAAGATATCCTAGTAAATTTCATATTAAATTGCAATATAAAACAGCTGAAGGAAAATTAAAAAAAGTAGCTACAGGAATACTTCCAAGCTTTTTGCAAAGTGTAGATGTAAATTATAATCCAGCTGGTATGGCTTTTCATAAAGATGGCGAAGTACAAGAAACAGATATTAGTCTTCAATTTACAGAAGATCGTGCTCTTACAAAACGAGATGTGGCAACTGGAGGTTATTAATGACATTTTTTAGAAATTTTCCATTTGTGAATTATAATTTTGGAGATGAAATTAATCCTGCTATCTTTCAAAATTTAACAACTTATGTAGATGTAATAGATCAGGTAAAAGATGATTTAGCTTTTTATGAAACATATTATATAAGGGATAATATGAGACCAGATAATTTATCATATGAATTATATGGTACTCAAGATTATTACTGGATGTTTTATTTAATTAATGATTTTTTAAGATTACAAGGTTGGCCACTAACAGAACAAGAAATTCATAGTTTATCTAAAAAATATTATCCAAATATAACTATGTTGACCAATGAAGCAATGCATGGAAAATTTTATGTTGGAGATACTATAGCAACTGCTCCTGTATCAAATCCATCATTTAAAGCTATAATATTAGATAAAAATTATGATTTAGGACAAATGGTAATTAAACCTTTATCAGAAGTTAGATCAATTACTCTTGATACGCCCGGATCTGGATATACTACAGTTCCAACAGTTACATTAACAGGTGGTAGTGGTTATGGTGCAAAGGCAGCAGCTGCTATTAATGATTCTGGTCAATTAACAACTATAACAGTTACTAGTTCGGGATATGATTATACAACAGCTCCCACAGTAACTATTTCTATGCCAGATAATGTATCAGGTACTACCGCAACTGCTACTGCAGTTCTTACTACTAGTAAACAGACTGATCTAGGATCAGACATTGATATGTATTCAGAAGCAGGAGAACCAGATACAACATTATGGAATACTGATACTTTATCACCAATAAGATTTCATAGTAATGTTTCTCAAGATAAGTCAATTCATCACTACGAAGATTTAGATGGAAATCATAAAGATTTAACAATCTTAACCGATACTGGTATGGGTGTTGATAATACTTCTACCACAGTAGGTGATTTAACTAAGGTTAGATATATTGATAGATTGTTAGAAGAAAATAATGCATTAAGAAATATTAAAGTTTTTACTCCTGAAATTGCTAATCAGATTAATGCAGAGTATCAAAGGTTATTGAAAACGTAACATGGATGGTTTAATATCAGCAGAAGATATAAAAGTAATAAAAATCTCTATTCGCTCTGAACGTTTTAGCGATAAAGAGATTCACGTTGCTGGTATGGAAACCGATTCTCCGGTTGCCCTAGAGCTCAATATATATGAAAATATATTAATGCCATATTTAACTGGTCATTTAGTATTACAAGATGATAATGATTTATATCGATTAGGGGATTTAAAAGGAACAGAAAGAGTAGAGGTTCACTTACAATCTCCTGATATTAATAATATACCTATAATAAAAACTTTTATCATATCTAATATACAAAAATCAGTTAAGACTACTGATACTGCTACAACTCTATCTATTAATTTAATAGAAAACCATGGTTATTATAGTCAGCTAAGACCAATTAATAAATCATATACTGGAACTGTAGATGTAATAATACAAAAAATATTATCTGATGGAGTTAATCAAGAATTACGACCAGAGTATTGGATAGATACACATCAAAATGACTTTCGATATATTGTTCCGTGGTTAGGTCCTTTACACGCAGCCAGTACGGTTACCAATATGGTAAGTACAACTAATGGTTTACCTTATTTTTTCTTTGCTTGTATTAATAGTGATAAATTGATTTTTACAGATATGGAAAGTATATTAGCTAGAGATGCGTTTAATAAAGATAGACCTTTTATATATTCAAAGGGATTAGTCAATAGAGATAAAAATAATATTGAAGATAAAGCCTTATCTATAATGTCTTATACCGCAGATAATTTAGAAGAGACATTACTACTAGCTACATCTGGGGCAATAGGATCAGCATATTCAGATATAAATTTTAATGATGGTAAAAATGCTACTGGAAAAGTTGATATGTTAGAAGAATATAATAATATATTAAATGCTGATATTATGTCGGGATTTCAAACTAAACCTCCTATAGATAGACAATTTCGCGAAACACCAGATGGAAAATTTGATATACCTTTAAATGAATATAATAGCAGAACTTTTCATACTGTATCTGCTTCTCCTTACAGAGATACTAAAGGACTAGTTGCTGATGCTATATCAAGTAGATTATTAATAATAAAAAATAATTATTTAAAACAGTTATTTCGAAATGTTCATAGAATATATGTTCCTGGCGCTTTATTTACTACAAAAAATCTTGCTACTGCCGTTGGTCATCAAATTGAAATGGAAATTCTTCGAAGTGAAATTGAAGATGGTGCTAGTTCTACTGAGGATGAGAAAAGATCTGGAACATATACGATGTTAACTAAAAGACACATAATAGATATAACAAAGAATAGTCATAACTGTGTTATATCTGTTGGTAGATTAGCAGAAAGGCCAAGGCTACAATGAGTTTTTATGGTGATAATGTTCGAATGTTTTTCGCTAGAGTTATTAAGGGTATTATCCAAAATGACGAAGGTGATGATTTAATTCAAATAAGAATTATAGGATTACACTCAGAAGATATTCCTGAAAAAGACTTGCCGTTTGCCAAATGTATGTTGCCAACAACAGAAGGTGGAACTTCGGGACTTTCTAAAATTCCACAGATTATGCCAGGCGCTTTAGTCTTTGGTATTTTCTTAGATGGAGAACTATCACAAATACCAATGGTAATAGGAGTTTTAAATCACGAAGGTTTACCATCAACTACTCAAGATAAACAATCGAAAAAATCTAATCCAGGTATATCCTTATCTGCAGATAAAGTAACAGAAGGAATATTTTTAGATTCTAAATTAGAAAGTCTCTTTGATCAAGGTAAAGCTGATTTTGAAACTAGGATGGTTATTTGTATGGCTTTTTTACGCAATGCGGGTTTACCAACTCGCTCATGTGCTGCAGTAGTTGGTAATTTAGCTGGAGAGTCAACATTAAAAGAGTATGCGAGAAAAGAAGATTCTATAGAGAATTCATATGGATTAGCACAGTGGAATAAAGATGTTGGTAGATTTCAAATGCTAGAGAAATTTGCAGCAAAGAGAAATAAAAATTGGGATGACTTTTTTACACAATTAGAATTTTTAGTCATAGATATGAAAAAAAATGCTGCTCATAAAGTTTGGAATCATATGGTAGATCCTGCTAGGACTGTTGATTTCAAGGGTGGTGAAAATGAATCAAATGGTACTTGGTATTTTATTAAGATATATGAAGTAGCAGATTATACTCCTGCTAAATTAAAACAAAGAGAAGATTATGCGCAACAAGCATTTGATTTATATAATAATTCATTAAGAAAAACTGCTGAATATAAGAGTACTGCGCAATGAGTAATAATAGAAATAAAATAGTTGATCGAATTAGTGCTTTAAATAGTGCTTTAAATGATGAACATAGAATAAATGAAGTAGCTAAAACACTTGATAACTTTAAAACTTCTGCTGCTTATAAGTTTAGAGATACTGATGAATTAAAAGCTGGTTTTGAAACATTGGCTAGTACAATGGCCGATCTAGTTCCTAAAGTAGCATCTTCAATACCAAAAGAACTTGATACCTTAGGTATAGTACAACTAGATGCTTCTGCTGCTACTAAATTAACTAAAATTGCACAGGCAGTTAATAAAACCGATATGGAGGCCATAGCCGGTAAATTAGAATTAGCAACTGATGGATTTTTAGATGTAGTGATTGCATCGCCTTTGCCTGAAGCATTGGGAGCAGCAATGAAAGATGTCTTACCCGAAATAAAAAAAGTAGATATCAGATCTATAATGGAACAAAATATTGATACTATGGAACACGCTGATGAATCAATTGCAAGCGTTGTAGATAATCTTTATGGGACAAAAAAATCTAAAAATGTTGTACTTAATAATTTAGTACAAACCATAGATAAAACAAGTAAAGCAGTATTAAATAATACTAATAAAGGATTTGGATCTAATATAGAAAACATAGTCGAAGAGACATATAGATCTGCTGAAAATAAATTATATCCAGTATTATATAAAAATAACGTTGCTAATAATTTAACATCTGGGGAATTGACAAAAGTAGTTGAATTAAAAGAAAAAGGTCAAGCATTAAAGGCCGCAAGGTTTTTACAAAAGTTTTCTGATACAGCCGTACCCGAATTAATAAAAATAGTAGAATCTATTGACAATAAAGCATCTAAAAATATTGAAGATAGATCTGTCAATGTAGATATTAACGCAGAAAGAACAGATACATTAACAAATATATGGAGAGAAGCAGATTCACCTGTCGATGGTAGATTATTTAAACCAGTAATAGGATCTGAAATTACTACAGAAATAATTAATATGGATAGAGAAGTTACCCAAGTTATTGTAGTATTTCTAGAAGGAGTAAATGCTACAGTAGAAGAATATCATGAATTATATGTTAATAGATATAATACTGGAATTAATCAACATTTTTATATAGGTTATGATGGCATAGCATATAGAGGTAGACCATTAGAAAAAGAATCTTTACAAACTAGAAAGATTACAAATAACCATTACAAAAGATCTATATTAATAGGAATTAATGTAGATGAACATGCAGAAATACATAAAACAACTCCTGAGCAAGTCGCTCAATTAGTTAGTTTATTACAACAAATAATGCATGCTAAACCAGGAATTCAAATTTTCTCTGAGAAAGACGTCGGTTGGTATTATCAAACTAATGCAGATGCGATTGATATTCCTTCTTTAATTAAAACTAAACTTAATAAAGTTAATTCTTCTAAGTATAATCCTTTAATTCGGGATCCATTAACCCAAGAAGAACTAGCTAATTTAGTAGGATAAGATATGACAGATTTTAGTGCAGACGAAATTGTTAGTATTGGAAAATCTAATACTGAAAATAAACCGGAAGATCCTTCTGGTATGTTTCCAACAGCTGGATATCTTTATAGATTTTCTACAAATAAAGAAGCTACTGGTGAACATAGAAATGATTTAAAATTTGCGGGACAATCTCCTGGAGTAAAAACTTTAGTATCTTCTCGTTTTGTTGATTCGAAGTATGGTTATAATCAGGTACAAAGATCTTTAACAGGTCATAGTTTTGAAATAGATGATACGCCCGGCAATGAACGTATATTGATAAAACACAATGAAGGCGCTGGAATAGAATTGAGACCAGACGGCGGTGTTAGTATCAGTTCATTAAAAACTAGAGTAGATGTTACCGGTGGTGATCAGGAAATAGTAGTAGAAGGAGATGCTAATTTAATTTATAAAGGTAACGTTAATATGCAAGTTACTGGAGAATTTAATATTGACTGTCTTGATTTTAATTTAACTACAAAGGGAAATAAAACAGAAATAATAAAAGGGACCGAAAGTAAACATGTTTCTAGAGGTTCCAATAGTACTATAGTAGGAAATGTAGCCAATTTTATTACTAAAAGACTTACAAATACTATTTTAGGAACACACACTCAAAACGTTAAAGGTAATCTTGAAAATAATGTAGAAGGTGAAGTTAAATTATTTTCTGGATCTAAAATGAATATTACATCCAGTGATTATATTAATACAAGTTCTGATAACATTACTATGTCAGCTAATAATATGACTGTTCAAGGTGGTGAAGGAACTATTGGTGGAACAGGAATGTTATTTTCAGGCAAAGGCGCAAGATTTGAAGAAGGTGTTACAGCACCAACATTTACTGGTGATTTACAAGGAACTGCCTTACAAGCAGTTACAGCAGATGTTACTAATTCACAAAACTATGCTGAAAATGTAACTGGATCTGCATCAGGCTATACAGCAACTGATACTGATACTCCATTAATTGTTAAACCCACTGCTGATAAGATAACCGATTTTTTATCTAATATGGCTGGTGGTATTAGAAGAGTTAAAATTGATATAGATAATTGGATTATGAAATCTCTAGACAAAAAAGTAAAATACGATAATCTAGCAGATAATAAAGTTGATATAAATCTTGCTAGGTCTAAATTAAGAGATCCTAAAAATCGTAATAACGTTAAATTTGTATCTGCTTTATTAGAAGAAGATGTAATTTGTAGATCTTTTAAAGATCCATTACCCCCTAAGATTGGTAGAATAATTGATGGCGCTTCAGAAACCGTTATTGCAGAAAATTTTATAGATCCTATTAAACCAACTCAAGCAGCAGTTTATATTCCTAGAAATACTAAAGCATCATTTCTACCAGATCCAAAATATAATCCATATAATCAGAGTGATATTACTATAGCAACTAAATTAACTGATACTATGTCAATCTCAAAATTTTTAGGAACAGATGATCCTACTAATTTAAAACATATTAGAGATGTTAATGTTCGAAGACAAATAGCCGCGCATTTATATTTGCAAACTATATTTTTACAAAAGATTAAATCAGATACAAAAGAATTTAATGGAATAGATTTAGTTGTTACCGAAGGTTTATATAGACCTGGAAAATTTGAAGATCCAGAAGGAATCAATGCATTAAAGGTTGAAGGTAGAGCAGTTGTCTATAAAGCAATAGATACACAAGGCCAGGACAATGCGAGTAGGCTCTTTGATATTGCGACCTGGTTAAAAGACCATGCTTATTTTGATGAATTGATATTATCTTATGATAGTTTATTATGTGATAATGCTAATAGACCTATAATAACGGCTCGATTAATTTTAACAATGCCACTATTAGATAGAAGTTTTACTGGAACATTTAAAAGAGAAGTAAAAACCGAATATAATGGTAATAAACTTTCTCAAGGTGAATTAGTAGAATGTATACCTATGGAAGATATGACACCAATACCAGATGTTACTTATGCTCCTGTTAATGATAAACCTGGAGTGGTATTCCGTAATATGACTGAAATAGAAAAACAAGTTAATCCACTATTAATATCTAAACTTGAAAAAATTGCATATAGATTCGGTAAAACTTTAATTGTAACAGAAGGATATAGACCACCTAAGAATCCAACTACTAGGACTAAAGGTGCAGGATTAAATAGTCAACATGTTCAAGGTAACGCAGTTGATATTCAAACATATATGTTTAGCACTAGTCAAAAATCTAGATTACTCCAAATTGCTATTGATGAAGGTATAACAGGAATAGGAATTTATACACCTGATGGAGCAAATAAATTTGGTGGAAGTAGCTTTGATGGTATACATTTTGACTTGAGACCATCGAAATGGGCATGGGGAGACAATAAAAGTTGGTCTAGTTTATATTATTATCCATGGGCTGCAGAGGTTCTTGGAAAAAATGGATACAAAGTGGCATAAATAATGATTAAAAGAGAGTAATAATGGCTACAACAAGAGTATTATCAAATCAAGATGGTAGACAAAATGCTTCTGCTATCATTACTAGCCGTAGTAGGCAGTATAAAGATATTGATTTATCTTTTACGGCTAAACCGAATGGTGAAGTTTATACAAAGAAAGATGCAGCCGCTGTTACTCAGGCTTTAAAGAATTTGATTCAAACTAATTTCTTTGAAAAACCCTTTCAACCGTTTTTCGGAGGCAATATAAGAGCAATGTTATTTGAACTTGCTGATAATGATAGTGAAGATGAAATAAGAGATCAGATAATTAATGCTATTAATGCATATGAACCAAGAGCTCAGTTAATAAATTTAGATGTGGATGCACGAATAGATCGTAATGATATTAGAGTAAGAATAGAATATCAGGTAGTAAATACATCTGAATTTATAACGTTTTCAACTACAATTTCAAGGTTAAGATGATATGGCAACAACGATAAAATCAACAGCATTAGACTTTAATAATATAAAAAGTAATTTAAAAACATATTTTGAAGCACAAGAACAATTTAAAGATTATAACTTTGAAGCGTCCGGACTCTCAAATATCCTTGATGTACTCGCGTATAACACGCATATAAACGCTCTAATTGCTAACTTCGCCCTAAACGAGTCATATCTTCCTACAGCTCAATTACGATCATCTATGGTATCATTAGCGGAAGGTATTGGATATATTCCTGATACTGATACTTCTTCTCAGGCATCTGTTAGGGTAACTTTCAATTCAACAACGGCTGGTAGAGAAACAAAAGTTACTTTACCCGCATATACTGCTTTTTCAAGTAATGTTGATGACGTTAGTTATAATTTTTTAACAATAGAACCATATAATGCAGTTGATGATGGTACAGGCTTTTATGAATTTTTAACTAAAGATGGTTTAAATAAAATACCTTTATATGAAGGAACTTTAAAAACTAAAACATTTTTAGTAGGTGAATATCAAGATAATCCAGTATATGTTATTCCAGATAGTACATTAGATGCTGACACCGTAACTGTTAAAGTATATGAAAGTTCTACCGCAACAAGTTTTGTAGCATATCAAAATATTATAAATGCTACTAGTATTAATGCTAACTCTACAGTTTATATTTTAAAAGAATCTCCTAATGGAAATTTTGAATTATCCTTTGGTGACGGTTCTACATTTGGTATTGCTCCTTCTGCCGGAAATAAAATTGAAGTAGAATATCTTTCTACTAAGGGTGAGGTAGCAAATGGCGCTACATTATTTACACCTAAAGGACAATTTACTACGGGTGCTATAACAACTGATTTAAGTGTAACTACTTGGACTAATTCAGTAGGTGGCGAAGCTAAGGAATCAATAGAATCAATTAGACTGAATGCTCCGTTTCAATATGCTGCGCAGAATAGAATGGTTACCGCAGAAGATTATTCAGCTTTAATATTAAGAAATTATTCAACTCTTATTAATGATATTATCTCTTGGGGTGGTCAAGATAATACTGATCCTGAGTTTGGCGCTGTATATGTGTCTATCTTATTTGAAAATTCAGTATCACAAGAAACAGTATCAGCTACTAAATTAGCTATTTTAGATTTAGGAGCTCAATTATCGATAGTGTCTTTTAATCTAAGATTTGTAGATCCTGTAACAACTCATATTGAAACAGATGTATATTTTCAATTTAATCAAAAATTAACTGATTTAACAGTAAACGCTATTACAGATAATGTCGATAATATTATCACTAATTATTTTGCTGATAATACAGGTAAATTCGATCAATCGTTTAGACGATCAAATATGTTAACACTTATAGATGAATCGTCTCCAGCTATATTGTCTTCTAGAGCTAATATAAGAATGCAGCAAAGATTTACTCCTTCTGCTCCATCTTTAATATCAGTAATAAAATCTTTATGTACTAATCCAGGTTCAGTTACTACTGCTCAATTAGATAAATTAACAGACTTAGTTTCTAAAAGACAATATAACGATGCTGCGACTTATCTGGCTAATAATAATTTAACTAGTAACAATTTTTCATTTAATGTAAATAAATTAGCAGGTGCAGTTAATAATATTACCCAATTATTACAATTTCCAGTATCTATTGCAGATGCAGATAATGATGAATATACGGTTAAATCAACGCAATTTACATATAATAGTCAGAATTGTTTAATTAGAAATAGATTAAATACAACTACATTAGAAATAGTTACAGCTGCAGGATCAATCGTAATAGTTGATAATATAGGAAGTTATGATCCAATGAAAGGTACCGTTACCCTATCTTATTTTACCCCCACAGCACTATCCGCAGGAGCAACGGAATTAAAATTGTCTGTTACTCCTGCCAATCAAAGTGCTATATCACCATCTAGAAATGATAGAATTGTGCACGATCCTAATGAATCTATAACCATTTCAGTTGCAACGGATGCTACGAATTAATGGCATATTATCCTGAAAAAGATAAAACTAAAACCGATAATAATCGTACTTTATTAAATCTGCATAGAGCAGAAATAGATACAGTATTACCGGAATATATTTCTACAGAATTTCCAAAATTAAAAGCATTATTCGAAGCTTATTATAAATGGATGGACTCTGCTGAAAATCCAAATGGTATGATTCATGAACTTTATAAAAATAGAGATGCAACACAAGTCCCTTCTAAATTATTAAGTTACCTTGAAGATGAATTATTATTAGGCCAAGCAACATTTGGTGGTTTTCTTAATAAACGCGAAGCTATTAAATTTTCTAATCAATTATATAGATCTAAAGGAACTAAGTATAGTGCAGAACAATTTTTCAGAGGATTCTATGGGGTTGACCCACAGGTAATTTATCCTAAAGAAAATATATTTTTAGTCGGGCCCCAAATAGATCAAGATCAAGATAGTACTAATCTAGCCGGTGAACAAATAAAAAGAGATGCATCACAGTTAGGACCGGAGTCACAAAAATATATTACTGATGATAAACTATATCAAATTATGTCAGTTCTTATTAAGAGTAGCATTCCTACTCAAGAATGGTCAGATGCTTATAAACTATTTGTACACCCAGCAGGAGCTTATTTAGGTGCTCAGTTAGTTTTAGAATTAGTTAATGGAAATGTAGTTCAAAGTTTACGAGAATCTGGTGCAGGTATTCCAGCGACATACTCATTTCAATTTGAAGGAATTGGTAATATTAATGCCTTGGGTGTTACTGATACTACTCTTATTCAAAGAGGAGATGGAACAGTCGGTGCAGTTCAAGGTATGGTTAGAGCAGATACAAGAAAGACATTTAAAGATCTAATTAATATGGAAGGCGTAGATTCTGGTAAATGGACAACCTTTGATAGTGCTGGCAGCTTTACATTTAAAGATTTAATTTCACCTAATTCATTGTTAATGGATGATGACGGTATTGTTACTTACGAAATAAATGGATCTCCATCGCAATATAATGAATATACATATTATGATTCTGGCAATACAGTTAGAAGATTTGCTGTCATGTTTGGAAATGGACCTTATAGGGGTCACAACACTGGTATGTTCCCTGGTTTTTCAGGAATAACACTTCCTATGTATTGGAATCCAATAAATTTACCGAAGCACCTGAAAGGTTCTGGGATCAGTACTTGGTATCAACCTGTAGCCGATTATACAGATCCAGGTTTTGACAGTTCGAACTTTGTTAATCCAGAACATATAGTTGGTAAACCAGTTAATAGTTCTTCTGATAAAGTAGCGAATATACCAGGACTTATTGTTAAACATCCAACGAATCCTAGATATGCATTTAGAATAGATAGTGATGTATATACTACATATGACCTTGATCATCCAAATGCTCCATTTGGAGTATTTTCAGGATATAGATTTCCATTAACATTAATGGTTGCAGTATCATCTCCAGCAACATTTGATAGAGATTCTGGAGCTGAAGCATTATTACCAAGAATGGATGAACACAAATATCTCACAATATTTGATTCAAGTAGGTTTAAAACAGGAAGTACAATAACTCCAATTGAAGATTACATGAATGATAGTAGTGCAGATTCTGCACATTGGCCCTTCCAACACGTATAAATAATGGTAAGAAAAAAGGAAAGTTATGGCTAGACAAACGATTAATACAGGCGCACTCGCCAATGACGGTACTGGTGATACATTAAGAACCGCTGGTACTAAAATTAATGCTAACTTTACTGAGTTGTATACGCTTTTGGGCGGTGATTCTGCTTTTGGTGGAGGTATCACTAGCTTACATGATAGCGGCTTAGATTTGATTGGTTCGACTTTCAGAACAAAGATAGGACATGTAGATCCTGCTTCTGAAATAAGTATTGACTTTCCAGATTCAGCAGGTATTGTAACAGTTAATACAGCTACACAAACATTGACTAATAAAACTTTAACAAGTCCTATTCTCAATTCTCCTGTATTAGCTACACCTCAAATTCAAGATACAAGTTCTGATCATCAATATGTTTTTGCAGTAAGTGAATTAGCAGCTGATAGAACAGTTACGTTACCATTACTTACAGGTGATGATACGTTAGTAATGGAAGCTCATACTCAGACATTAACTAATAAAACTTTAACTACACCTCAGTTAAAAAGACCAAATGTAGAACAATGGATAGCAGATTCAACTGGTAATCCAGTAATTAACTTTGTAGATAGTGCAGAAGCACCTTCTGTAAGAAATAGAATAAGAATTCAGGGTGCAGCCTCAGCTAGTTCACCAACAATATCTTTATTAGGTCAATCAGATGCTAATATGAATCTAATAATTAATGCTAAAGGTACTGGTTCAATTAAATTAAGTCAATATGCGGTAGATGATGAATCAAGATCTAATGGACAAACTACATCTGGTGATAAAGGTTTTGTACTAATAACAGGTGGCGCTGGTACAATTCAGTTAGCACCTGGAACAACTAAAGGACAAGTAATACATATTGTTAGACAGGCAGGCGCAGGCGTAGTTAATATGACTATAGCAAATTTTAATCAAGGCGCTGGTACTGGAGTTCAATTTGACCAATATGATACAGCAACATTAATCTGGGATGGCACTGATTGGTATGTAATTGGTGGCGAAGGATATACGATTTATTAATAGGAAATAACTATGGTAGCAATTATTACAGACACAATTAAACGTAATTTCTTACAACAAGTTTTTGACGAAGCACAAGGTACAAAAATTGGGGACTCGGATAATTACTATTACATTGCAATAGGAAGATCACAGCAATGGGATCCAGTTGCGAGTACTGATGTTGCCACAACTCCGACAGTTACCGAGAGAGAAGAAAGATTATTTAGATATAATGCAGCTGCTATAAAAGCAATTGAGGCATATTCATATGTTGTTCCAGCAAGAGATTGGACAGCTAACTCTCAATATGCACAATATAACGATAATCAAGCAGGACAGCCTGCAGTATCTTATTATGTTCGAACAAATGAAAACAATGTTTATGTCTGTATAAGAAATGGTAAAGATGCTAATGGTAACGTTCAGGTTTCTACAGTAAAACCAACACATTTAACAACTGCATTGCCTAAAGAAACAGATGGTTATATTTGGAAATATATGTATACTATATCAACTGCTGATACAAACTTTTTTGTCACTTCTAATTATATTCCAGTTAAACTTATTGATTCTGCTGCAATTACTGATCCAGGTTATAATCAATGGTTGGTTCAAAATGCTGCGGATTCAGGACAAATCATTGGGTATAGAGTAATAAATGGCGGTTCAGGTTATGATAGTGGAACTACAACATTAACAGTTGATGGAGATGGTTCAGGTGCTCAGTGTTATCCTGTTATAGGAGGTGGCGCAATTACAGCTGTTGAAGTCGGAGATAGTACTCAAGTCGTAGATATTGGCCAATTTTTTGGAACAAATTATAATAAAGCTAGAGTAAAAATAACTTCTTCTACAGGAACCAGTGCAGAAGTGGTTCCTATTTTCGGACCAAAAGATGGATTAGGTAAAAATCCAATTAATGATTTAAGATCAACTGCAATGATGTTTCAAATTAAACCAGAAGGACAGGTTAACTATAATTGGATAGTAGACAATGATTATAGACAAATTGCTTTATGGAAAAATCCATTAGATAGTGCCGGAGCCCGATATACTGCAAACTCAGGAAATTGTTTAAGGAAAGTAAAATTCGCCCATCCACCTATTCCATCTTCAGTAACATTTAGTAATGATATTGAATTGTCTGGTGACAGTAATGCAAAAGCATGGGTTGATTTTATTGCAGATTCAGCGGTATGGTATCATCAAGATGAGCAAACAGGTTTTACCCCATTTAGAGTTGGCGAACCTTGTACAATAGAAGGATATGGATCTACAGTTACAGTTTCGGAACATAAAATTGACGCTGATATTGATATCCACTCTGGAGAAATATATTTTATTAATAACGCTATAGCTCAAAACAGAACTAATGCTAGTGCTGATGACATTAAACTAGTTATACAGCTTTAAGGATAGAAAATGGCTACAACATTATCAAGTACAACTTTTTTAACTCAATACAATGATGATTATAGGGATAGTGATCATTACCATCGTATATTATTTAATAATGGTAGAGCTCTTCAAGCAAGAGAATTAACACAATCTCAAACTATTATTCAAAAAGAAATAGAAAGACTTGCTAAGTTTGTAGTTAATGAAGGTGCTATATTTAATAATAACGGAACATTAGCATCAGGTTCAGATGCCTTTTCATACACTTATATTAAAGTCACATCATTACCAGGTGGTTATAATGCATTAATTGGCACAAGTATTAATAATGGTGATTTATATGCTACTGTTAAAGCTGTTATACCAGACGTATCGCAAGATGTTTTAATGGTAAGAATGGATTTAGGTAAAACAGGTGGTTCTACTCCTGGAACAGATACTTCTACTCCAAAAGCTTTTCAACCTGCGGATGTATTATCTACAACATTAGGTAATATTACAATTGAAAATTTATCTGACGCAGTTGGTAATGGATCATTAGTTGATATGCCAGCTTTTGATACTTATGCAGCAGGGCATTTAATTCATGTTGAACCACAAACATTAATTTTAGACAAGTATAGTACTACTCCAACTAAGACTGTTGGATTTAAAGTAACAGAAGATATAGTAACAACATCTGATAATATAGCTTTGTATGATAATTCAGGATCTACTCCAAACCTAACATCACCAGGTGCAGACAGATTAAGAATTATATTAACATTGACTACTAAAGATGCATTAGCTGCTTCTGATACATTCTATGAAATTTATAAAATTATAAATGGACAAATAATTAACGCTCCTAAATCTTCTGATAAATTATTAGGAAATATAGCTTCTATAATTAATGCTAGAACCGAAGCTATTACTGGAGATTTTGTAGAGTTTAAACCGGGCGGAACATTCGGAGTAACTATTGACGAGGATAGTGCATCTGCTGATTTTATATCTGTAAAAGTTTCTAGTGGAACAGCTTTTGTTAAAGGTAATAAAATTACTAGAGATAATACAATTCCATTCAGAGTTAGAAAGCCAAATGATCCAACTGTTCCGGAAAACTTAACAACAGTATCTAATGAATTTGTTGGTGTTTCATACGGTAATTATTTTTTAACTAGTGGTGATAGTACATTTGGATTAGTTAATTTATTAGACTCATATGGGTCGGTAGGTTTATATGATGGTAGAAAATTTGATGGTCCTTCTACAGGTAGTGCGAACCCAATTGGTACCGCAAGAGTAAGAAATATTGATAAGTATGGTGATAATTTTAGAATACATGTTTTTGATGTTGCAATGGATTCTAATGGCGCAGGTGTAGTTTATAACTTATCTAATACGAGATCTATAGGAAATGATTCTGCCAACCAAGCAATATTAACACCTGTTTCAGGCCAATATGATCTATATGATCGTGATCAAAATAACTTATTATTTAATATGCCTAGAAAAAAGGTCAGAGAAGCTAGTACTCTAAGTATGAAAGTTCTGAAGAAAATTTCAGGTAATAAGACAGGTAATACAGTTACAATTTCAGCAGGATCAAATACATTTGCGGATGTAGAGCAATGGGTATACGCAGTAGATAGTAGTGGAGCAATAACTACGGCTCCAACAATTACTTCAGGTGGAGCAGGATCTAGTTCAGCAACTCTTTCAGGGATGCCAAATGGTACATTTAAAGTATTAACATACCAAAATGTAACTGCTGTTAGAAAAACAAAAACATTAACACCAGACCCAGCAACAGGTAATTATGAAGTTGATTCTAGTATAACATTAAATGGTGGAGCATTTAATACATCTAAAACTGACATATATCAATTTCATCAAGTTATAGATGATCAAACAAATGAAGACATTACATATAAATTTACTTTTGAAGATGGTCAAAGAGATAATTATTATGGACCTGGTAAAGGTAAATTGAAACCTGGTGTTACAGCACCAGGAGGAACTATAAATGTAAAATATCGTTATTTTGCTCATTCAGTACCTGGAGGTACTGATCCTGGATATTTTGATCCTTTATCTTATACTAATATTACATATGATAAGATTCCGATTTTTACTTCCCAGATAGGAACACAAATGCGGTTATCTGATGTTATTGATATGCGACCATCAAAAAATGCTTCTAATGGAACTTTTTCAAGTGGAACAGCTAGAGTTGAACCTCTTCCTAGAAACGGTGATACAATAACAGTAGGAACAGCCAAATATTGGAATGCTAGATTAGATTGTATCTCAATGGCTCCAAATGGATTGTTAACATATAACTATGGTACAGCTGCAACTAGACCTAGAATGGCAAATAATATTGATCAAACTGATCTGTTATTACATAAAATTAGATTAGAACCATATGTTTTAAATAAATTAGATTTAACAATTAATTCTCAAGAGCTTCGTGGATATAAAATGGCTGATCTTCGAAGACTTGAAAATAGAATCGGAACATTAGAGAGAGTATATACTTTGACAGCAGGTGAGTTAAACCTTGCTAAGTTAGAAGTTTATGATCCTGACAATCAATCTAATATTAGACAAACTGAAGGATTAACAGGAGATAATTTCCAAGATAATCTGCAATCGGATTGGACTAGTGATGATTATAGGGCACACTTACATCGTATGCCTCCATATATGAATATTATGTCTCCTAAAGTTTATAAAAGAGCAGTTGGATTTACATATGATTCAGATTTATCATTAAATACTACAGTATTAAAAGGTAGTACGGTTTGGCCGGTTTATTCTGAAGCTGTAGCAGATTATAGTCAACAACTAGCAACATCAATTGAAAATGTTAATCAATTTGAAACACCACAACATGTAGCTTCAGGATTAGTTATACCAGAAGGTGATTACTTCACAGTTAGAAAAAAGGTAGATCAAAATTATTCATCTACCTCAAATAATGCTTTAATAGTTCCTGGTACTAATGAAGTTATATCGTATGAACAAAATTAGGGAAGAATTATGCCTTACGTAACCAAATATAAAGATGTACAAGCAGAATCTATTACAGGATATGATCCAATACCGGTTCATAGACCCAAATTCATATATTTTGAATTTAATGGATTGCGACCAAATATTCCTCATTGGATATTTTTTGGTGGTATTGATGTTACTAATTGGGTTAATACATCTTATAATGAGAGCTCTTATAATACAGATAGTTATATAAAAGAGCCAGGTGAACGTCACGCTCATGAAACACAATTCCCAACTGATACTAGTATGGCATACGTAGGACCAACTAATGGTGGTTCTGGGCCAGTTTATTCTGACCAATATGGTGTTTTAAGTGGAGTATTTTATTTGCAAAGTAATAATGATTATAGTTGGCCAATTACTAGTGATGGTCATACTTTATTAGCAATAGATATATCTGTTCCGAAAAAAGCTAATTGTAAATCCTATGGCGCAGCCACGTTTAGAGGTTTTGGACAATACGAAAATTATTATACATATACAACACAACAATCTTATCAAGAATGGGTAGAACCACCGAAAGAGACACCTACAACTAATCAGCCAGCTGCTCCAACTGGATCTAATCCTGCAACTAATAAACATGATGATGGTGGGAAGGATCCTGAAATAGGAGTATATCAAGCTTATGATGTGTTTGGAAACGGTCCTTATAATTATGTAGGCGATATTTCTTTTGGTAGCCATGGATGGCACATGATAAACAATTCTGATACTGGTAAAGCGTTACATGATGCAGATGGAAATATTGCAACTAATTTAAGTGATGCTAAAGCTGATGATAATTTCAATGATGCTAAAAATAGTGATTGTGTAATAGCTACACATGCAGTTGCAAGTGGTAATTTTCAAAGAAGAGATAAAGCAAATGCAGTTGATTGGTGTAAAAAGAATCTCCACGATAAATGGTGGGGAGAAGCTATGAGACGAGGATATAGATATCTTGGACGAAAACATATAGAAAATGGAACCGCAGATCAAGTATATAAAGAATTTAAAGAATGTTTAGAGTGGGCAAATGGTAAAAGACCATTTGATATAAGAATAGTATCTAGATATTATTATCGGGTTATACAAACATTTATTG